AAGAGAATATGTTGGTTCAGTGGCATCGAAAGGTTTTTCTTTAACATTTTCAATGATATATTCGTGTGAATTTAATAAAAATCGTGCTTTCTCATCTATATCTAAATGTATATATTCAGCAATACAAGAAGATTCGAGTTTGGCAGTTACATCTTGATCATTAATACCATTACTACAAAAGAAACAATCATTAAAACTTTTATAGTTTACTTCTAAATTAACTTGATGATTATTTAAACATAATAAAGGTATTGCTAATCCACTATCATAATTGAATGAGAAATCAGGCATCATATAGAAATAATCTGTTGAGAAACTATCTATAATATCATTATAAGTTATGACTAATCCACCAACACCTCCAGAAAGTGACATATAATTGAATTGGCTACCAGAATCACAAGTGATTAATGAAGCACTTTTATTATATGATAATATAGGCGGACAACTATAACCATACCTTGTAGATAATACGTAATCATTTAATAATTGCTGTTTAGTTTCTAGATATAAAGCGGAATTTTGAAATACTTTATTATTACCTATTGTTAAATTTAGTGCATCAGAATTTGACTTTAATATATTAGTTCCTAAATTGGCACATATTTTAAAACAATTTACTAATGAAGCACTTTTATAAACTGGGTCATCTTTAGATTTGTTATATGCCTGTGAAGCATTGAATGTAATTTTATGCTGTAAATATACTTTTGATAACAGATCGGCTGCTCCGTTATCTAATGAGTATCCAACTTGATGGTTGAATGTATTAGTGTAACCTGAATCTTTTAAAACTGTGAACTTACTGAAGTTTGTATATCTTCTATACACACTTTTGAAAAATGTGATATCTGGATTTTTTAAAAAATATTTTTTTTCCAATGCGCCCGTTCTCGCTATAAGTGCTAGCGTACCTACATTTCCAGAATCCATATATGATATATTATATAAAAATATAATTAATATCCCGTATAAACATATTTAACAGATTTACCTGAAGATATTTTTAAAATATTATAATAAATGATATATAAATCAATATTTATTTTATCATTCCCATCCGAATCCAACCCGATTTCTAAATCAAGAGCATTCCTGGAATTTATACAACCAGAAGGTCCATCTGACATTTTTAAGCAAAATGGAATGAAGGCTACATTCCCTTCTATTTTGGTAGTATTAAATTTAGTTAAAGTTTCCGCATAATTACAACCAACGAAATATTCATATATGTTTTTTTTTGAAAAAAAAGTGTGTGGTAAATAATTATTAAATAATCCTACACCACCTATCTTTAAATTATATTTAATATTATTATAATGAAGTGTTTTTTTATCTGCAAATGTGCCATTACATACTAAATAAAGACCTTTGATTGGTGCATTTGAAAAAACGCTTCTTATATTAAATGTAAAGGTATCTATGGGATTAGAGATATCTTTTATTTCCTCCACCAAATACTCTTGTTCAGAAGATTTAAATCTGCGTTGTTCATATTCAGATATATCATACCATGTGCAGATGGCGCTTAAGGCAATTTTATCTATATCTGTATTTATACATATAGATTTATCACCCCTCAACCATTCCCCATCTATTAAAACATCTAATTTAATATCAGTTGGATCTTCATAAAATAAAAATACCGGTATTGCTGATCCAGTATCCTTGGAAAATGAAAAAGGTAAAGGAATAATCATATTAAAATTAGTATATGAACAATTAGGTTCAGAACGAGATGCTGAAAAAATCCCTGGCCCCCCTTTATTTATCACACCTCCACACAAAGACATATTTTGATATCTGTTACCATTTGCGCAAGAAATTGTTTGATTATCAATTTGATATGTTGAATTGGTAGATATAGGGTTATTTAATCTTGCTAACATGTTAATATATTTTGAAGTTAATTTTTCAATTTGATAGTTCTTTAATTTTAAGACGGCCTGTTTGAATATTTTTGTTCCTATATCATTTTCTATATTAGAACCGTTTCTTGGACTTAGTGGAGAAGTTGTTTTAATACCAAGTGAAATATTTGCTAATAGGTTGCCGTTGTTTGCTATGAGAATTGATATATCCGCTGGATCGGTTCCTAATGATATTGCGTTAGTTTGTGTCTCTGTCCTTACAAATTTTGTGTATTTTCTATATACGGATTTGAAAAAAGTAATTTGTGGATTCATACAAAAAGTAATATTGCTATTATTTTTGATTACATTTATTGCTCCGGCCGTCATATTATTATATAATATATATTATATTATAAACATTTATAATACGTATGCGAGACCAGCTTGTCCTCCTACAAACCGTAGGATATTATAATTGATAGCATATACATTTAATCTTTTTAAATTATCCGTTTGATTTCTATATAACTGAATTGAATCAATATTAGAGAAATTACAAGTTCCTGATGGATGGATATCAGTCGGATTTAAGGCAAAACTAAAAACGGCTATAGAATCTGGCACAGATACACATCCACCTTTATGATATTTTCGCACATTCTCTCTTGTAAAATATTGTAAAGGTTTATATTGACAACGATCTGTGCCATTCAATACGATTTTATATGAACAATAATTTAAACAATCCGGTGTAGAAGGACCAACTAATCCTTGAACAAATTTTCCGTGCGATGCTGGCCAGGGGGTGAGGGCGGGGCCGCCCTCCGGCCAATGTGACCCGGCTGATTTAGAGAATATAGCATCTGATAAAGAAGCATTACCAAATCCTCTACTATATGAACAATTTGTTATTCCTCCACCATACAAAATATTTTTATCAGGATCTGTATTATCTGTTATACCTGCAACGAATCTTATACCAGATGGATGCGCGTTCTTACCATTATTAAGTCCTTCATTTATTTCGCCAGAACCATCATAATCAGTACCACTGGCAGATGATATTGATCCCAGTGTATAAGGTTGTCCTGTCCATATCAGTTCTTTTACAGGATGATGGAATGAAGAAATATTAACGGTCCTATCATTATAACTATTATGTGTATATATTTGTAATTGTTCGATTAAATATTCGTGCGAACTGCTTTGGAATCGTTGTTTTTCCATATTATCAAGAAATATATATATTACAGAAACATGCATGTCAAAATTAAATTTTTTCTTATCTTTATCGCATATGGCGTTACAAAAAGTTGGTCCCGTCTGATATGCATTACATACATCATTATAACAAGATACAGTATTATCATATGATATAAAATTATCTGTCATTTTTGGATCATCCACGGTCCAATCAGCATCAGAAGAAGATGCGAATTGTATATATAATTCTACATCAACACCTTTATGTAAAGCAACTAAAGGAATTGCTAATCCAGGTGAACGACAATACCAGAAAGTAAGTGGTAATATACATTCACCCAATATATCTCCTTTTAGAACCGATTGCTCAATTTGTGATGCGTTGAATAGATTAGTCACATGGGATCCATTTCCAAAGCCTCCTTTTTCCTCGTCTCCACTAGAAGGATTGAATGCGGCTACGGCCGACGCCGATACTGGTTTAGTATTCACAGTCGCAACAAAATTATAATTACTCGTTAATGAAGCATTTGTTACCTGTAAAGCCTCTTGTTTTTGTAAATATGATGGACTACAATATGTACCACCACATTTAGATGATCTCTGAAAATGTGTAGGCGGATAACCTAATCCAGCACCCATAATATTCGTTGGTTTTGCTAATCCATTATCTATATAACTATAACTTGAATTACTTTTCATAGCAGCCAATGCGGCCATATCAGCATTATGACCTATATGATATAATGAAGAATCTTCTATTCTTGCTATATTAGTGATCGTATTATTAGGATTTTCTTGATTTAATTCATGATATACCTCTAAATAATGACCATATGTTCTATCAATTTCTCTACTACCGATAGAAAATAATATATTATCTATCACAGCTGTTGAAATATTTGCTATACCATTTCCACAATATATTAAATTTCCTTTTAAAATTAAATTTGTTTTATATAAAAGATCACCTGTCGCTGTGGGTATTTTCACTGAATATTTACCAGATGTTTTCGGTTTTGGTATGGTTCCAATTACCATATCTTCCATAGAAAAGTTCGTGTGTTTCCGATACACGGACTTAAAAAAAGTGATAGACGGATTACCCGTTAAATATAAATCTAAATCGCCCTTATTTACAAGTTGTATTGTAGACATTATATATATATATTATATTTTTTAAATGATATTAACTCAATAAAATATCATAATCATCTATATTTAATAATACTTGATCATTTT